AAACGTAAAGAAAATTTAATTTTAAAATATGCCAAGAAAAAAGTCATCAGGTATCAGCACAAGTACAGTTCCATTTGGTATGAGTAATCGTGTTATGAAACGAAAGAAACCGATCAATCTAGACTTTATCAAAAAGATTGATCCTTTAACTGATAATCAAGAAGAGTTATTTGATAAGTACAGCAAAGATCAAAACATCGTTGCTTATGGTGCTGCTGGTACAGGTAAGACTTTTATCACACTCTATAATGCACTTTTGGATGTTCTTGATGTAAAGTCACCTTATGAAAAGATTTACATCGTAAGGTCTCTTGTTGCCACTAGAGAGATTGGTTTTCTTCCTGGAGATCATGAAGATAAGTCTTCGCTCTACCAGATTCCATACAAGAACATGGTAAAATACATGTTTGAGATGGCAGATGAAGCAGCAGCAGAAATGCTTTTTGCAAATCTGAAAACACAAGGAACTATTTCATTCTGGAGTACCTCATTTATTCGTGGTACTACACTTGATAAGGCAATTATCATTGTTGATGAATTCCAGAACTTGAACTTCCACGAACTTGATTCCATTATCACTCGTGTTGGAGAAGACTCTAAGATTATGTTCTGTGGAGACGCAACTCAAACAGACCTCATCAAAGAAAGGGAAAAGAATGGAATCATTGACTTCATGAGAATTCTTCAGTCAATGCCTTCAGTTGATATTATTGAATTTGGTGTTGAGGACATTGTTCGTTCTGGACTATGCAAAGAATACCTGGTTGCAAAAGAGGAACTTAAAACACAACTGGATTTATGATTTTTGAACATGTTGATTTGAATCTCCCTCAACTTGAGAGGGAGCACATTGATGGAGTTCGTTTTTATAAAGTAAAAGGTAAAGAAGAACTCCAAAGACTTGTATCTATTACTTCTGTTATTAGTCACTATAAAAAAGATTTTTTTAACAAGTGGAGAAAAAGAGTTGGTGTAGAAGAAGCAGATAGGATTACTAAGAGAGCAACCAGTCGTGGGACAGATGCTCATATACTGATTGAACACTTTCTGAAAAATGAAGAACTTCCTTCAGTTCAACCACTTTCAGAACTTCTTTTCAAGATTTCTAAACCAACTCTAAATCGTATAAATAACATTCATGCTCTAGAGGGAGCATTGTATAGCACTGTTCTTGGTATTGCTGGGACTGTAGACTGTATTGCTGAGTTTGATGGAGAACTTGCTATAGTTGACTTTAAGACTTCGGCAAAACCAAAACCGCGAGAGTGGATTGATGGATACTTTGTTCAGTGTTGTGCTTATGCTTGTATGCTTCACGAACTGACTGGACTTTCGGTCAAGAAATTTGTGATTATTATGGCATGTGAAAACGGAGAGGTTGAAGTGTACGAAGAGAGAGATAAGAAAAAATACCTTCGTATGTTAATTGAATACATCAATAAGTTTGTAAACGATAAGACTTCTTGACCAAAGTATGTTATTATGGTAACATTTGATTAAATTATGGAGAGACATTTTGCCAATCGACTTAATAAAATTAATGGAAATAGACTACAAAAAAGAACTATCAAAAGAGATTGAGTCAAAGTTTCTTTGTCCTTCAAAATTCGCTCAAGAAATTGAAGTGGTTGTAAAAGAAGAAAGCATGAGTTATATTGATGCTATAATTTTCTTTTGTGAGAAGAATAAAATTGATTTGGAGTCGGTTCCTAAACTAATTCCAAAACCCCTCAAAGAAAAGATTAAATGCGAAGCAATTGATCTTAATTTCCTTAAACGAACATCGAGAGCTAGATTAAAATTTTGAAATTGGATCCTCATAACTGCTATAAAACATACTTAGCATTGAAAAATCATTTTACGAAAGATAGTTACGACTATCATAAGTATCATGGAAAAACTAGATCATCACTTCAATCATTTTACAAAAGAAAGGATAGATTCTTTTTTGAAAAGATGAGTCGCCAGAAGAGTGATCAAGAGATTATGGAATTCTTTGTATCTAACTTTGCATCTTGTGATGATCCACAATCTCTTTGGATTGGTGAGATTATTAAAACTGGTGAATTTTCTTATACTGAATGGAAGAAGAAAAACCAATCACTTTCTTATGTGTTCAAATCTGATCTTTCTGATCTTTTTTCGGATAGTGACATACAAAAACTATTTGAAGTCAACGGCACTTCTCATCCATTAATTGTTAAAAAGTATCTAAGAAAAGAAATTACTTTAGAAACTTTGGTAATCTTAGATAAACTTTTAAATCTTCGGAAGACTTATGATAAGAAACTAAAAGATCCTATCTGGGAATTTATTTCCATGAGAATTCGTAAATACTCTCCATTCATACATATTGATATATTCAAATACAAAAAAATTTTAAAGGAGTGTGTATCGTGAGTTTTTTCGACTCAGAAATGGTAAGAGCAGAACTTGCAGAAATTTCTGAACTGCAAGAAGACGTTTATGGTAATGTCTTCGAGTTTTATCGTATGGATAAAGACCAGAAAATAAAGCATGTAAACCTCTTACAAAAACTTCTTGAGAAGCAAAGAGTTCTCTACACACGCATGAGTCTTTCTGATGATCCAGAAGCAAAAGAAATGAAAGAACGAATTATAGATTCTGCTAAAATGATGGGACTGCAAGAAGGAATGGACATTTCATACATGTTTGGAAACATGGAGAAACTTCTGGAAACAATGAAAAAGGAGATTGACAAGCAATCATAAGCAGACTATAATACATTCAGCGGCTAGGAAATCCGCACCAAAGCTAATCCACAAAGGCCAAATACGTACAATACGAGGTAACAAAATGTCTTTCGCAGATCTTAAAAAACAATCCCGTCTGGGTTCTCTTACTGAGAAGTTGGTAAAAGAAGTAGAGAAGTCCAATAAAGGTTCAGGCGGTGCTGATGAACGTTTCTGGAAACCAGAAATGGGTAAAGGTGGAACTGGTAGTGCAGTGATTCGCTTCCTTCCTCCCCCTGAAGGAGAAGATCTCCCATACGCAAAACTGTTTGCTCATGGATTCCAAGGAATTGGTGGTTGGTACATTGAGAACTCTCTGACTACTCTGGGACAAAAAGATCCCGTATCAGATTACAACCGTGAACTGTGGAACAGTGGAAGCGATGCTGATAAGGATACTGTTCGTAAGCAGAAGCGCAAACTGTCTTACTACTCCAACATTTATGTTGTGAAGGACCCTCTGCATCCTGAAAACGAAGGCAAAGTTTTTCTTTTCAAGTACGGTAAGAAAATCTTTGATAAGGTTCTCACTGCAATGCAACCTGAGTTTGATGATGAAGACCCAATCAATCCTTTTGACTTCTGGGAAGGTGCAAACTTCAAACTGAAGATTGTGAAGAAGGATGGATACTGGAACTACGACAACTCTGAGTTTGCTTCTCCTTCTGCTCTGTTGGATGATGACGATGCAATGGAAGCAATCTGGAAGAAAGAGTATTCTCTTACTGACTTGGTTTCTCAGGATAAGTTCAAGACCTATGATGAACTTCAGAAGCGTCTGAACATGGTTCTGGGACTTGATAAAGTTGCTCCTAAGTCTGCATCACACGATGAAGAGGAAGAGTATGAGTCCTATACTCCGAAGCGTACTAAGGAAGATGATGTTACAGAAGAACTGGAAGCGTCTTACCGTAAGAGTAAGCAACCTTCTGAACTTCCTGCCTCTATGAAGCAAGAACTGGATAATCTCAGTTCAAGTTCTGATGACGATGATGACATCATGGCAAAGTTCCAAGGACTTATGGATGACTGATCAACTGTAGAGTTTAATATTATCTCCTTGCTTTAAGGTGTCACTCAAGAACTGGGTGGCACCTTTTTTGTATTTCATAATTCTAGTAATGTCATCTAATATGATAGGAATGTATTCTTTTTTCGGAACATAAATTTGTCTTTTTTGATTTTCTTTTTTCTCTTCTACTTCTTTGAATGTAATTGGATTAGTAATGTCTGAAACGAGGACATCATTACCAGTTCCTTCATCATAAAACTCTACAAAATAAGGAACTTTATTTTCATAATCTGGATTTGCAATGTAACCACCATCTTCATCGATAATTGTTTTGCGATAATCAACGACTAAATTTGAAGAAAGACGAATGCCTTCAGGAACGATTACTTTTCCTACGGAATTTTTAACTTCTTCGGTTTCGTAGTGAGAAATAGAGTTTAATGCTTCGTAAGAACCATACTTTTCAAGCATAATGTTATCAAAGTTTTCATTTGCCATAGGCCATTCATCATAAACATTGAGAATGTTATTTGCTAAAAGAATTATCCAATCTAAGTTTGATTCATTATAAAGTTTATATGCAACACTATCAGGTCTCTCATCACCAATGATAGAATATGGACTAAAGAAGTTTAAGTTCTCAAAAATTTCATCACGAATTTTAACTCTTTTAAATAAGTTTTTTACTTCAGTAAAATTACCAATGTTTTTACTGTTGTAATTTCTATCAACGTATTTGAAGTTTGGAACTTGTCTGAAATATTGTCTTGCCATTCTAGTATCCTATTGAGTGAGTTTCTCCTGGTGCTTCTTCATAATCACTTTGATAGATTGGAGTGATTTCGCTAAATGCAAATTGTAAATCATATTGTATCATTGTACATTCTTTATCATCATAAGTCATGTATGTTCCTAAAGGAGTATAATTTACATTAAAAGTTTGTAGAGCACATGCTTTTCGTTTTACTTCACCTGGAGCAATTAGATTTAGTGATTGGTGTGTTTCACCAGTTCCCTTTTGATATTCAATCCAAAATACATCTGGTGCTTTTAAAAATAAATCTCCTCCTTTTCCTTTCACTGCCATGTGATACTTGAAGTATTTTATAATTCTTTTAATATCATTTGCTTCTGGTTCATCTCTTGCGGTCATTTTGAAAGTAAATGAAAATTGCCTAAGCTTTGGTTCTTTGAAGATTAATTCGAGGTTTGGATTGAATACTTGTTGAGTTGCTCTTGTAAACAAGTCCATGTTTCTATTTGCTGCTTGAGCCGCTATAGCAGCAGCACTGTTTGGGAGAAACTCTTTTACCTTTTTCTTTGCTTCATCTATTACTGATGTATTGTCGCCCTTACTATCCTCCAAAAGGTCCTTACCTAAGTTAAATAGTGTAGATTCTACTGGACCAATTTTACTTTCACCCCACCCAACTAAATTTGTATCTGAAATTGGACCCTGAATAGAAACATAAACATCTCCACCAACAGCTTTGTATTCGATTGGATTTAGAATTGTTCTTGTCGCTAAAGATACTGCAGTAATTTTAATTCTATCTTGTTTAGTGTCTTTTATATCATTTGGATAAGTAACTAAATCTCCTTTTGGTATTGGGGATTTAGTTGAAACATTTTCTGTATCAAAGTTTATATTTCCAACTTGAGCACTACTGTTTGGGTTTTCTTTTTGATATTGAGAACCTTTATACTCTTTTTCTTTGCTTAATTCTTCTTTTTCTTCGGGTGTTGATGCCTCTTCTATAATGAAGAATGCTTGTTTTCTTGTTGTGTTTAGTGCTTTTTGTAGTGCTTCATTTCCTCCCTGTGTTCTTTTAAAATCGTCAAGATTTCTTTGAGTTTGTTCATTTGGAGGAACTATACTTCCATCTGCATTTGTTGTTTGTAATAATGACCTTGAGTTTATTCCGAGAATTCCAGGACTTACAAAATATAGTTGTCTTTGACCAGTGGCAACATTAACTACGACAGCATACCTTGTTCCATCCTGAACAAATTCGGAAGAATATTCTTCGGGTTTATTTAAATTTGGTGTACTCCAACCTTTTACTTGCGGTCTCGCTGCCATTACGCTTTTTAGTTATTTATAGACCTAATTCATCTTCTGTGATTATCTTAAATTCTATCAATCTATCTTCGCACCATTCTTGTGCTGCTTTCCACTTCGCAAGATTTTTGTTGTAGGTAAGAACTTCGTTGATGTAAGTTTTCTTTTGCTTACCTTTTGATTGTTTTGGTACAAGTGTCTGTCTTTTTGGCTTCACTTCTACCAAATACTTTTTAATTGCTCCACTACTTTCTTTTATCTTTACAATAAAGTCGGGAAAGTATCTACGAACCTTATTTGTCGTTGGGTCGAAGTAGGGAATAAAAAATTCTTCCGAACCATAAGACAGAACTTTTTCTGATCTATCACAATATCTCATAAATTTTAGTTCCCAAGAAGACCTATAGATTATGTTTGTATGATCTCCTATGTATTTTTCTGGGTTTCTGGGATGAAATTTTCCCTGGTGGTATTTACTATCACGAGGCATTTTTCCAACCTTTATGAGATTTGTTTCTTCCAGATACAACATGATTTAAGCAGTTTATAGAAAGATCGTTATCTCTTGCAAATTTAGTAAGGTTTTTTATTTTTACTTTATTTCCTTCTGGGGAAATTAATGTATATTCTTTACTATTTTTTTCCGATAAACCTTTTTTCACATGCTCTGGACAAGGTTTTCCTTTAAGGGGACTTTCATTATTTTTAAACCATTCTTTTCTTTTATTGCTTTGTTTTAACTTTGTTTCTTCCGAATGTGTTTTTCCCCACATAGGATTTAATTTGCCAAATCTAGCACTTTGATACATCCCATTGTTTTCTCCAAAGTTTCTTCTACTCATTCTAAATTTTTTATCTTTACATAGATTTAAAGATATTGATCTTAACAATAGTTTAGTTTCTTCAGTATGTTTTTTTCCAAAAAAAGGATTCATATTTTTCTTGTATGAAGAAATTTCTTCACAATCATTTTCTTCTATAGTTATTTTTTCTAAAGAACCTTCTATATTAAAAGTTTCATTTAATTTTCTAAAATTTAATACATTGGGATCCATAATGAATTAAAGATACTGTATTATTTATGATATTTTCCTTCTCGCATACATAATATATAAGAACCAAAAAGTATTTATAAAATGGCAGGACCAAGAGACCCGTCAACTACAGATTTTAATCTGACTCCAAAACCTCAAACTGGACCTGTCGATAACTCTGACATCCCTAAAAATTTTAACGCCTTTAGTCCAGAAGTTAGTAATCTTTTAGGTGATTACTATTCAAACATAGATTTAAAATCTAATTTAGGAAAAAATTTTTTTAATGATTCTACAGAAACAATAAACTTTAATGATGCTAGAAAGTTAGGATCTTCTTTCGTAAGAGGAGCAAGTAGAAATCCCGCACCACCTCCAAGAAGAACTGCTGCCTCTACAATCAAGGAAAAGTTATTAAAACCAGCATTAACATCTCATTTTGAAGCTCATTTTAATCCACCTAGAGATGTATTTACTTGGATGTCTGGAAGAGGATTGAATCCAACAGATACAAATAACCAAAGGTTAATAACTCTTTCTTGCTCAGAAACTGCACTTCCAGGATCTAGAATAGCAACAAATACTGTTCAAGATGATCATCATGGAGTAACTGAAAGACATGCTTATCGTCGTCAGTTTGATGATACTTCATCTTTCACATTTTATGTTGATGCTCCAAAAGCAGGTGCTGATCATGGATATAAGTTAATTTGGTTCTTTGAACAATGGAAATCTTTTATAATGAATGAAGAATATGTAAAGAGTGAAGATGGTGTGGAATTAGATGAATATAGGTGGCATTATAGGGCAAAGTTCCCAAAAACATACATGACGGATATCTTTATTACTAAGTTTGAAAGAGATATTGATGTAAATCCAATTAATGCATCCAAATCTACCAAGAAGTATTTGGAGTATAAGTTCTTACAGGCGTATCCAATTTCTATTAACACTATGCCTGTTTCTTATGATCAGTCACAGTTACTTAAATGCACAGTATCTTTCGCATTTAGTAGATACATTGTAAGGAGAAAGACTGGAATTTCTGATGGTGATCCATTACCAAACAGGAAATCTTCTTTTAATGAAGTTCCAGAATTTTCTGCTCCTCCCGTATTGGAAAATCAAGTGGGAACTGCAGTTCCTCTAGAATACCGACCAATTTTACCTGGATTTGGTCTAGGTGGAACTAGAACTGATAATGTAGCGTAATAAATAAAGTATCTGAATACATTATTGGATAATTATGCCATTACCTAAGATTGTTACACCAACTTATGAGTTGGAATTGCCTTCTACTGGTCAGACAATTAAGTATAGACCTTTCCTAGTCAAAGAAGAAAAAGTTCTTGTAATGGCTATGGAAACTGAGAACACAAAAGAAATTACAAACGCAGTAAAAACAGTTATTAAAAACTGTATTGAAACGAGAGGCATTAAAGTAGAAACATTGCCTACTTTTGATATTGAGTATCTTTTCTTAAACATCAGATCTAAATCTGTTGGAGAAGAAATTGATGTCAACATTATCTGCCCTGATGATGGGGAAACTGAAGTTCCTGTTACTATTAATGTTGATGACATTGAAGTAATTAATGATGATAAGCACACTAATAGAATTAAACTTGATGATAGTGTAATGATGGAAATGAAATATCCATCTCTCGATCAATTTATTAAAAATAATTTTGATATTTCTAGCAATGCCAACATTGACCAATCTTTTGATTTAATTGCTTCTTGTATTGATAAGATTTTTACGGAAGAAGAAGTTTGGACATCATCTGATGTGTCTAAAAAAGAACTTGTTGAATTCCTTGACCAGATGAATACAAATCAGTTTAGGGACATTGAAGAATTCTTTAACACGATGCCTAAGTTATCTCATAAGTTTAAAGTTACTAATCCAAAGACTGGTGTAGAGTCTGATGTTGTACTGGAGGGATTAGCAAGTTTTTTCGGCTAGGAATGTCTCATATGAGTCTTGAGAATTACTTGAGACTCAATTTTTCTTTGATGCAGTATCATAAATACTCATTAACAGAAATTGAAAATATGATGCCGTGGGAGCGAGACATTTACGTTATTCTTCTTAAGAATCACTTAGAGGAAGAAGAAGAAAGAATGAAACTTCAAGAAAACCAAAGAAGAGCAAATGGCGGGTAAGTCGAAGCAAAATAATGAAGACAATAT